GTGAACAAGAGTTCTGGGACGGATATCATGGACAAAATGTCGTCTGTTACGATGATTTCGGTCAACGTGTTGATGGCGCGGCTAATCCCAACGAAGAATTCATGGAGTTGATTAGAGCAGCAAACATTGCTCCCTATCCGCTCCATATGGCCGCGATGGAAGAAAAACAGCGAACTAAGTTTTGCTCTAAGGTCTTGCTTCTCACAAGTAATGTCCTTGAACAGAATGTAAACTCGCTGACTTATTCTGACGCTTACAGACGACGAATCAAAATTTGTGCGAAAGTCGATAATTACGATGGCTTTACCTATGGTGCTTATTCTAAGTCCAAGGGTATGGTTGTCCCACGATTAGATACCACCAAGACCAAAGGACCTGTTGATACTGATGTTTACCAGATTATGTTGTATGACGCCGAGACGTTGCAGCCACTGCTGCGTACTGATCCAAATGATCCTGAGAAGGGCCCCATGCCTATTCTGATGCACTACGAGATGTTTCTCGATTATTGTTTGAAGGAGATGCATGCTCTATGGGCTAAATCTCGCCGTTTGAATGCCGATTTGGAAAAACGACTTGACAACGAACGTATCGAAGCTCTCCGAGCTAAAATGCAGGTTAACGAAGAAGAAGTGGTCGATATCGCCGATGATTGTGTGGATTATGCAAATGATTTACTACAGGAGGTAATTACGACTATTTCTAAGGAAGACGTCAAGATCCCACGAACTAGGTCCGAGAAGATTCGGGAGAGCCTGAAAGCTACCGTGAAGGCAGCCAAGGGTTACTTCCACCAAGTGATTGAGTCAATCACCTCTCTTAGAGGTGTGTTAGTCTTACTTGGTGCCGCTCTTGTTGGATTTGGTCTGTGGACGTTGTTCTCAACTGGGCCACAGAAAGCTCAGAGAGAGGTTGGTGAAGGACCACCTCAGAATGGACCCGCTCGAAAACTTAAACGGGAGAAGAAAGCGTTTATAGTTGGAGTATCTGAACCTGCCGAAATCGAAGCCGCGTCTAGTGGCGACTTCACAACGACTCGTCGACCCGTAGTGGTTCGAGAGAATCTCTTGGATGTCAATCAGGAGGCAACGAGCAGTGGTGATAACCAAACTGTACGACCTCCTGTGGTTCAAAGAGAAGCTTTCGTGAGCGGAGACGCGAGGACTGTTCGACCGAAGGCTGTGTGCCGTGAGGGTGACATTGTAGATGCGGAGCTGCAGATGTGGAAAGACAAAACAGCTCAAGAACTAATCACCCATCGAATCGTGTCGAACACTTTTAAGATTTCGCGCAAAAATGCTGCAGGGTTGTGGCACCCTCTCCTCAACGGACTTTTTATCCGTGACAGCATTATGCTGGCTCCTCACCACCTAATTCCGGCTTTGAAGAGATCTGATACCATCTGTATTGAAAACATTAATGGCGCTCGTTTTGAGATGCCCTTCAGTGTTTGTAAGTACGCTCAGTTAACTTCTAATTCTGGACATGCTAAGGATGCCTGTTTGATCCAATTCCCACGTTATGTGGGAGCCTACTCGGATATTGTGAAACACTTCCAACTGAATCACGACATCAATTGGACACGAGGTCTTGTGAATCTTTTCACTCTTCGGTCTAACGGGAAGGCGATCATGGCAACTCTCCTTGGCAACAAAACAGCGAAGTCAGTCGATCAAGACTTCACTATTGATGGTGAGACATATCAACTGAGAGAAGGTTATGAATATGACCTTCCAACCAACAATGGAGACTGTGGAGCTCCACTCATTTTGCAGGAACCCACTTGCCTTCGCAAGATTGCTGGAATTCACACTCTAGCATTGTGCGATGGTAATCGGGCTTTTGCTCAATCAGTTACACGAGCTGACTTGGAGAGAGGTCTTAAAAACTTCTCTAGTGTAA